CAATGCGGGTTTTAATCTTGTCAGGCACCCAGTCTGTCCAATGCTCGCCGTTGTTGGGCAAGCCTTTCTCTAAGGCGAGTTGTATGGGCGTTGCATCGAGTGAGGCAAGGGGCTGAGCGAACTTACTCAATAATGTCTCCATCACCAAGATGTACGCATCGAACGCCTCAACACGTTCATCGTCATCGAGATCGTATGCACGCCCAACCTTGGCATTATTGAGTTCGTAGCGCAGGGGTTTGAGTACCTTGTCCCACTCAGCCTTGCGTTGTGTGCGTGTGATCTTGTCGATACGCTGTGCTTCCTTCGCCTCTGCGACCTCGTCTTTGATGCGTTGCATCTCGGCTGGGTGTATGCGTTCCTTCAATAATCTTTGGTGAAGATCGTTGGGTTTGAGTTTAATGTATGCGTTGTGCATGAGATTATTGAACCTCGTATGTGTGAAATGTTAAAAAAGGAGTGATTAAATAGTTTTGCCATGCGATGCGCCAAGCGGGACACCGCATGAATGCTAGTGTACAGCGAAATGTGGCAGGGTATCTATGTAATTTCCAAAAGGGTAACGCCAAGCAAAGAAAGAAAAGTGGCTTGCTCAGGAAAATATACACACCCCCTAGAAAAGACTCCCATATATATACATATATATAAAAAGATAGATAGATAGCCAGATTTTGCGGGAACGCTAGTGTTCATGCGGTGTTGCAGGTGGTGCAACAAGTGGCAAAGTTCTTTAATCTCCGCCATCGGTATTTTACAGCACCTATGGTCTTCAATAATCTCAGATAATTGAAGATCGGGGACTGAGTCCCCGACTAAAGGTTCAGAGTAAGCTGCCTCATGCCACGACTCCACTCTTCAAAGGCTTTGCGTGACTCGAATACAACGCCACGCTTCTCGGGCGCACGCTTACGGAACACATGGATGTGGTGCTGTGATCCATAGCTGATGGTTTGGTAGTGGTAGTCGATGCCACCACGTGTGATTGTGCCTATCTCCTTGATGATTGGCTGGATTAGATTGCGCATGGTTACTCTCCTGTGATGATGAGCATTAGTTGAAAGCCGAGCAAGAACGATCCGCCAAGCGTGAGCAATGCCCACAATGGGGCAACGCCGTACTCGTTCATGCCGTTGAAGCCCACGACGATGGCTGTGACAAGTGTGAGTGAACACACTATGTGCGAGATGACTTCTGTTGGTTTCATGGTTGACTCCTTAGTCGTATGATTTGAGGTGAGGGTATTCGTCACGCAAGTCTTTGAGTTGCACGCCAAGGGCTTTCGCCCATGCTTTGCGTTTGCGCTGGAAGCACATGAGTTGTACGTCACGAAGACGGATGTAGTAGTTGAAGATATCCCTTGTGGGCATGATGTTCTCCTTAGAGTTCGGGTGCATTTTTCCAAGAGGCTTTGAACTCTTGGGGCGTGTTGTAATAGCCGTGCTGATTACGCAAGGCAGGGTTACTCAGTATGTCTGTCATGTCTGCGAGTTCGCAGATGGCATAGTTGATATCCACGCAAGAGTGAGGCGTGGTTGCAAGGGTTTTAATTGCTAGGCGTGCCTTGTTGCGTGGCATCCCCCGATTGCACAAAACCCTGACTGCTTGGGCTTTACTGAAACAGTAGCGCAAGGCATTAGTGCCGTTGTATGCGCTATGACCTACTCGAATGATTGGCATGATGTTCTCCTTATGGGCAGGATCGCCCCGTAAGCACAGCACGCTGTGCTTACAGAGTTCCCTCTTAGCGAATGATTATTGACATGGGGCGGTTGTTACGGCACGCCTCACGATATGCGTGGAACATGATTTGTCTGATGAGATTAAGGTTGCTTTTGCTCATGATGAACTCCTTGAGATTATTGAGTGAAATGGATTGGACATAAAAAGAAACACCGCAGGAGCCTCGCCCTTGCGGTGTTCTGGGAGATCGGGGACTTGTCCCCGAATGAGATTATTGAAACGAAACCGATGCACGCAGTTGCGTGAGTAATGCCTTGAACTGCTTCTGTGTTAAGCCTGCTTCAATAATCTCGTTGGTGAGCTTCTTGACAAGCTTTGCGGGTACTTCGACTGCGTTACCCTCATCCGCACCACAGATGAATGTGACTGTGCGACCAAGTGCCTTACGGCACGCTTCGTATCCGTCAGCATCTGAGTTGAGAACCATCCTGCCTGTGCCTGAGCCTTCGCCCTTGACAAGCTTGATATCCCACACGCTAGCGAACACGGGCAACAGCAATGCTTTCACACTCTCTTTAGACTTGCGACCATATTGCTTCTTAAGCGCAACACGTGCAATGTCCGCTTTCGCAGATGCGTCACTCTCTGACTTGATAGCGACGACTTGACTTCTAGTTGATACTGCCATGATAACTCTCCTTGAGTTTGATTGGGGACAAGTCCCCGATTGGTTGTTGTGTCTCCGAGGGCGATCTCCCTCATTGACAACTCTAGTTTACAAAGTATGGGGGAAAATAAACTTGCCTAAAGTCTGCAAGGATGGCTGTGGCGTTGACCCCACCCTACCCCCACAACCCCTATATAGGGCTTGCCGATGGATAGGACATAAACACTGTTCCACACCCGCAATCCAAATTTTCAAAAATCACGATCCAAAAACCAAACACCCCACCCCCCATAAAATTTTAAAAAATTCCCAAGGATCAATGTCAAACGTTGGACATTACAATATAAAAAAAGCCCCACCAGCGTCAACTAGTGGGGCAAAGATGGCAACAATCCATCAAGGAGAAGCAATGACTTGCGCCATTACCGAAAAGAAGTGTACACTAACACCAACGAGGCAACAAGTGCGACGCCAGCACTAACCCTACGCAATGCTAGAACATTTGATTAACGGCGAGTTTCATCCAGAGGTGGTAGACGCCACCGCGGAAGTGCTGTCTTTTGAAAAGGCAGACCCGACTACAACCATTGACGCCAAAGTCAAGACGGCTGAGTGGCTGAAAAACTTAGAGCTTGAGGACGAAGAGATTGAGACTAAGGCGGAACAAGAATCTGCCCGTAAGTCTTTTGCTTCTCTCGTGACAGGCCAGCCTGTTGGTAATACGCAACAAGCGCTGGCTAACTTAAAGACTCCTGCTGCAGTGCAGCATTTAGTTGGGATGCTGACAGCCTACGATTGGGCGTTTGTCGAGCAGGCCAAAGAACTGCGGGGCTATGCAGTGGCTCAGATCCTAGAAGAAGTCAAACATCCAGACGCACGGATTCGCTTAAAGGCGCTAGACATGTTGGGTAAGGTCACGGAAGTGGCGCTGTTCACTGAACGGATTGAGGTCAAGAAGACCGAGATGTCTGACATGGAGCTAGAGACACGGATCAAAGAGAAGCTCAACAGATTCATGGGCGTAATTGATGTGGTCGACGTTACAGCGGACAAAGATGAAGCCTGAGAACTTCACCACCCTGAGCAAACTTGAGCTAGAAGCTATGGCAAAGGCTTTGCCGCACTTGTCCAAACAGGAGAAACTGGAGCTTTTTAACGATTTGGACTTACGTGAGTCCCGCGCCAACCTGCAGGCGGCTAAAACAAATATGCTGGGGTTTGCCACTGCCGTGTACCCCGGCTTTAAGATTGGCCCCCACCACAAGAAGCTAGCAAAAATCTTTACAGATGTGGTTGAAGGACGTAAGAAGCGGGTGATTATCAACATCGCGCCTCGTATGGGTAAGTCTGAGTTCTCCTCTTATCTGTTCCCCGCGTACTTTCTAGGTAAATATCCTGAGAAGAAGATCATCATGGGCACGCACACTGCGGGCCTGTCTGAAGACTATGGCAGACGTATACGTAACTTGATTGATTCTGATGAATACCGTGAAGTTTTCCCCCAAACAATGGTGGCAGATGACCAAAAGGCTGCCGGTAAGTGGTCTACAAGCGCTGGCGGTCAGTACTATGCTGCTGGTGTCGGGGGCGCTCTTGCTGGTCGTGGTGCTGATCTGTTCGTTATTGACGATCCTCACTCGGAGCAGGACGTAAAGTCAAACTCTAGACTTGCGTTTGATACAGCTTGGTCTTGGTTTCAGACTGGCCCACTACAGCGTTTGATGCCGGGTGGTGGGATTATCATTGTGATGACCCGTTGGTCGCTGTTAGACCTGACTGGGCGCCTGATTGACTACCAAACTAAGAACCCAGAGGCGGTTCCATGGGAAATTGTGGAGTTGCCGGCCATTTTGAACGAGAACGAGGACAACGAGAAGTCTTTGTGGCCAGAGCAGTGGTCACTGGAAGCGTTGAAGTCTACAAAAGCCAGCATTGACCCGCGTTATTGGAACGCGCAGTACATGCAGCAGCCCACATCTGAGAACTCGGCCATTGTCAGCCGTAAAATGTGGCGTATTTGGGAGCCGGATGACCCACCACGGTGTGAATACATCATCCAGTCATGGGATACGGCGTTTGAGACCAAGAATACATCCGACTATTCAGCCTGCACAACGTGGGGCATCTTCTACAACGAGGAAGAAAATGACTCGCCCCAACTTATCCTACTGGATGCGTTTAAAGATCGCATGGCTTTCCCTGAGCTTAAGGTGGTGGCGCTTAAGCAGTACAAAGAGTGGGAACCAGACGCGTTCATTGTGGAGAAAAAGGCGTCCGGGGGGCCGCTGATTCAGGAACTCAGGGCGTTAGGCATACCTGTGCAGGAGTTCAGCCCATCAAGGGGCAACGATAAGATGGTGCGTGTCAACGCGGTTGCGGATTTATTCAGTTCAGGTAAAGTCTGGGCACCCGACACACGCTGGGCACGAGAAGTGATTGAAGAGCTAGCCGCGTTCCCAGTTGGGGAGCACGATGACTACGTGGACACGACAACACAGGCGCTGCTACGCTTTAGGCAAGGCGGCTTTATCAGTTTAGACACCGACGAGAAAGATGATCTTGATCTCTTTCGCCGTAGGAAACACGAATACTACTAGGAACACACATGGCAACGAACATCGACAAAGCGCTGTATCAACAACCTACGGGCATTGATGCGCTGGGTGAACAGGAGTCTCCACTAGAGATCGAGATCGTTGATCCCGAAGAAGTCACCATTGGCATGGACGGTATGGAGATTACTCTCTCGCCCGGAGAAGACGACGGCGAAGAAGGCTTTGACGATAACTTGGCTGAGTACATAAAAGACGGTGCTCTGCAGTCGTTGGCTAGTGACTTGGTGTCTGATATTGACAACGACAAGAATGGCCGCAAGGATTGGGAGAAGACGTACGTTGATGGTCTGAAGCTCTTGGGCTTGCAGATAGAAGAACGCACAGAACCGTGGAACGGCGCATGCGGTGTGTTCCACCCCATGATTACAGAAGCGGTTGTGCGCTTCCAAGCAGAGACAATCACTGAGACGTTCCCAGCCCAAGGGCCTGTGCGTAGCAAACTCATCGGCAAAGAAACGCCAGAGATGAAAGAGATTGCGTCTAACGTTGAAGACGACATGAACTACGAGTTGACGGAAGTCATGACGGAGTACCGCGCTGAACACGAGCGCATGCTCTGGTCACTGCCAGCCACAGGCTCAGCGTTTAAGAAGGTGTACTACGATCCCAATTTGGGACGTCAGGTGTCGATGTTTATTCCTGCGGAAGATATGTATCTGCCGTACGGCACAACGGACTTGGATACTTGCTACCGCATCACGCACGTCATGCGCAAGACCAAGAACGAGATCATCAAGCTTCAGCAAGCAGGTTTTTATCTTGACATTGAATTGGCTGACGCTCCCAGAGAACTAACAGACATTCAGAAAGCCAAGGACAAAGAGACGGGCTTTAGCGATTTAAACGACGACCGCTACACCTTGTATGAGTGCCACGTTGACTTGAACCTTGAAGGCTACGAGGACATGGTCGACGACGAAGAGACCGGCATCATGTTGCCGTACGTTGTCACGTTGATTAAAGGCTCCAACGACATCCTGTCAATTCGCCGCAACTGGAAGGAAGAAGATGACCTCCGACTCAAGCGCCAGCACTTTGTGCACTACCAATATATCCCGGGTTTTGGAGCTTACGGCTTCGGGCTTTTCCATCTTATCGGAGGCTTTGCTAAATCCGCTACATCCCTCATGCGACAACTTGTCGATG